TCCATGTAGAGGTTTGCTTAAATTCAGAGACGAAGTTAATCAAACATCTATACGGCAAAGACCGAAAAAAGATGTTCAAATAGAACAAAGAGAGTTGCTAATGGCGGCAACACTTAGAGCAAGCACTACACTAGAAGTAATACTTGGTTACGAACACTATGTAGAAAATGAAATATTCTATGGTGTGGTGTTTTATAACGAACCTAATGGCGCACACGCTACTGTAGAAGTACCTGATGTGCAGCAGTTTCGTAACAAAGCAGCAGATTTACTTGCGCAGAAAATAATTACTATATTGAGGGACCAGAATGAGAGCTGAACTAAAAAACGAAGGCGATGTAAAGAAGATTGTAAAAGACGTACTGAAGAATACAGAGAAGTGTTACTGGTTTATGCCACCTGCCAACGGCTTTGGTCGTGCAGGTATCCCAGACTTTGTGGGCTGGGTAAATGGCAGAGCGTTTGCCGTAGAGACTAAGTTCGGTCGTGGTGAGTGTACGCCGAATCAGTTGCGTGAGATCGAGGCTAGCACCAACGCTGGCGCTCAGGTGTGGATTGTGCGCGAGACTTCGGTCGAGGCTTGGTCTTCAGAGTTCAAAGGATGGGCGGCGCTATGCTGGTAATACCAGATAAACGTAAGATCATTATTAACAGCTCGAACAACGCTGCGATTGCGGAGTGCATCCCCCATGCGAAGACCTTCGACCATAACGGTGACAAGTTGCTCGCCATGCCTTACGGTGTGGATGAGTCTTTGGTGCTGCGGAATTTTGGGCTTAGCGTTCCTCCGCCTATTACTCAGTATTACCGTTGGCCGGGGAGGTTCGCTCCCATGGCTCACCAGAAAGAGACAGCGGCTTTTCTAACGACACACAAACGTGCGTTGTGTCTCAACGCTCCGGGTACTGGCAAGTCCATCAGTGCGTTGTGGGCGGCTGACTTTTTGCTGGAAGAGAAGATTGCTAGGAAGGTGTTGATCATCGCGCCGCTGTCCACGTTGCAGGTTGTGTGGGGCAGGGAGATCATGCACCACCTGTCTCACCGGAACTTTGTGGTTTGCACAGGTACTAAAGAGAAGCGGCAGCGGTTGCTACAGCAGACAGGTGTGCAGTACGTGATCATCAACCATGATGGCTTTACGAACATGCAGTCCGAGCTAACTGGGTTCGATGTAGTGATCTACGACGAGGCGACAGCGCTAAAGTCTCCGAGTTCGCAGCGGTACAAGATATTCGCCAAGTGGGTGCAGAAGAACCAGCCATGGTTGTGGATGCTGACGGGTACACCGATATCGCAAGCACCAGCAGACGCATGGACACTGGCGCGGTTGGTTGACTCGCCGTCTGTGCCGAAGAGCTACACCACGTTCAAAGACTTGGTGATGAAGAAAGTATCCACGTTCCGTTGGGTGCCGAGGGAAGACGCGCTTGAGACTTGCAAGAAAGTGTTGCAGCCTTCGATACGCTTCTCGCTAGACGAGTGCAAAGACTTGCCTGATACGAATTACGTCTCTCGCAAGACAACGCTTACCAAGCAGCAGGAGAAGGCGTTCAAGGAAATGCAGGACAAGGCGGTGACGGTGTTCGCTGCTGGTGAAGTGGCTGCACCTAACGCTGCGGTTATGCTTAGCAAGTTGCTACAGATTAGCTGCGGAGTTGTGTACGGCGACACCGGTGCGATTGCCATCGATGCCTCGGAGCGGTATAATACGCTTACTGAATTACTTACTGAGATCGGCGACAAAACAATTATCTTCGTACCACTGAAGGGCGTTCAGTTGTGGTTGCGGGATAAGTTAATCGCTGACGGTCATGATGTAGCTATGGTCAACGGTGACACAACAAAGGCACAGAGGAATCAGATATTCAATGACTTCCAACATACCGACACACCTAAGATTTTGTTGGCGCATCCAAAGGTTGCAGCACACGGGCTGACGCTGACACGGGCAAAAGACATTATATGGTTCGCTCCAATCTATTCACTCGAACAGTACGAACAGGCTAATGCGAGAATTCGTCGGATCACTACGACCGGCAAAACGACTGTGTGGCACATCTATGCCACCAGCTTTGAGGGAGAGCTGTACCGCCGACTCCGTGCAAAGCAGAACACCTTGGCGGAATTTTTGACGCTGGTGCAAGGCGTCAACAGTGACGATTAGTAAAAGGAGGAAGTATGAATTACGAAATTGCCGCTGAGCGGTACCTTCGTGTTCGCGGGGAGATCGAGGACCTCGACCGTCAGCACAAGAGAGATCGTGCAGCACTAGCTGAAAAACTTGCTGTACTTGAGGGATGGTTCACGGCCAAAGCGCAGGAGGACGGGCTTGACTCTATCAAGACTCCGGTCGGTACTGCCTACTGGTCTACGCATCACTCTGCGACAGTCGCATCGCGGGAAGACTTTTTTGCTTACTGCAAAGAGAATAACACATGGGATATGGTCGAGGCCCGTGCGTCTAAAACAGGTGTGAAGAGCTTCGTGGAAGAACATGGAGCACCACCACCGGGAGTAAATTTCTCGTCCGTTCGTGTATTTAATTTTCGCAAATCTCAAAACAGGAGTGAATAGTGACTAATCTAACTAACGTCCCAGCGCACATTGCGGCGCGTATCGCAGCCCGTCAACAAGCAGGTATCAAGTCGTCCATTACCGCAGCACTGGTCAAGGACACGCTAAACATCCCTCGCATCAGTATCCGCGCAGGGCGGTACCGCCTGAACGAAGACGGGGTAGAAACCACTGTCGGCGTGACACTCGACACGATCATCGTCGGGGCTAACCCACGGGTATCGAAAGTGTTCTACGGCAAGGCATTTGACGCTACGGCAACGGATGTCCGCCCTGACTGCTGGTCTAACGATGGCTTGGAGCCAGACTTGTCGATTCAAAAGCCGGTTCATACCAGCTGCCAAGACTGCCCACACAACGTACTCGGCTCGAAGATTCTGCCATCGGGTGCCAAGTCGAAGATGTGTTCAGACCAACGGCATCTGGCGGTCGTACCTGCTGCGGACCCGACCAAGGTCTACAGCCTGACCGTGCCGGTATCGGGCATGAAGGCGCTGCGTGAGTACGTCAAGGACTTGGACAACTACGGTCTGGGCACCGAGGATGTGATCACGGAGATGGGCTTTGACGATAGCGCGAGTTATCCAAAGATTACTTTTACACGCAAGGGCTACCTGCCAGAAAAAGCAGCTGACCGTGTGCAGGAGTTGATCGACAGTGATGCTGCAAAGATTGCTACTCGTCAGTTATCACCTAAGCAAGCAGGACCGGCTCTCGCTGCACCGCAAAAAGCTACGGCCATCGCTGCCCCGGCAGTTGACGAGGCGTACGAAGAAGAGGCTGTTGTTGAAGCGGCACCAGTTGCTAAAGCACCAAAGGAAAAGCCAGCTGTTGCGCCGGTGAAAGCCTCAGAAGAATTGTCGGCTAAGCTCGACAGTCTATTCGACGAGTAATAGAATAAGAAAAAATTACGCCCCCGCTTCGGCGGGGGTTTTTATCTGAGGGCACGGCATTGGATACTAAAAACTTTCTTACTCGCGTATTCGCCCAGCAAAACGAACTTGTTATCTGTACTCACAAACCTGATCACTCAGGCAATAACCCACGTGGGTTCTTTTGGAACAGAGGTTCGTTTGCAAACATTGATGACGCAGTTGCTGCGATACAGAAGTGGGACCAAGAATCAGAGACAACCATTTATTTTGGTGTCGGCGCGTTTGCTGATCATGCGTACACAGACGACAAGGGCAAGCGCAAGTGGTACAGAACACAAGACAAAGCTACGCTGTTCAAAGCGTTGGCGTTGGACTTAGACATTGGAAGCGACAAGCCTTACGCAACACAGAAGGAAGGCTGGGCTGCGTTGAAGGGTGCGCTGGAAACAATCGGTATGCCGATGCCAATGATCATCTCGTCGGGCAAAGGTCTACATTGCTATTGGCCGCTGACACAATCGATCAGCACTGCGCACTGGGTGAAGGCATCAACAGCGCTGCGTCTCGCGCTCGAAGAAAAAAATGTGACGATTGACACGTCGAAGATTCACGACCCTTCGATGGTGCTGCGACCAGTTGGTACGCATCACAAAAAGCAAACTCCATGGAAGTTAGTCGAGTGCAAGCTAGACTCACCTGACTATGACCCAGTGCAGTTGTTCACTGTGCTAAAGCCTTGGTTTGGCAAAGTAACTAAGGCTGCACCGAAGCGCGTGTCGAAGGGTGCAAGCAGTGTGTTGTCGGCGGTCACAAACTCGCGCGATGTGCGTATCGAGATCGTCGCTCAGCATTGCAAACAGATCGCAGCACTCGTAGCATCAGGCGGTGTGACAGACGCAGCAGGTAATCCAGTTACAGAACCGCTGTGGCGCGCGTCCGGTGGCATGGCTAAGCATGCAGTCGATGTTGAAGAAGCGATCATCATGCTGGCAGGTAAGCATCCAGACTTTGACTTGCAAGACAGCATGGCGAAGATAGATGGGTGGCGTGGCACTGGTCCTACAACATGCGCGAAGTTCGAACAGCTGTGCGCCGAGGGGTGCAAGGGGTGCCCACACAAAGGGAAGATTACTAGCCCAGCGCAGTTAACGTCATCAACTACCAGCACGGTTGAGGTCAGCGGCGAGGAAGCTATCGAGCTAGAGTTGCCACCGCCGTACGTAGAGCGAGACGGGAAGATATTCAAAGAGATCAAGATCAAGACTGAGGGCAAGGATGCGAACGGCAATGCTGTTGATATAGAGACTACTGACTGGGAGCTAACGTCACCGTACCCGATGCACGTCACAGGCGTGTACAAGGATTTCGTATCTGGTAAGTCTACGTTCAGATTAGCGATCAGGTATCCGATGATCGGCTGGAAAGAAGAAGACCACGAGCTTGCAGTGATCGCAAGTATCGGCAAAGAGTTTTCCACCTTCCTACTTAATAGGCAGGTGTTCAGTGTCAAAAACGCGGGGATGCAAGAAAGACTACGGGGTTACTTGATGGACTACTTAACCATGGTGCAGAACCAAGCACCGACAGGCATTGATTTTATTGCGTTCGGCTGGCAAGACGATGGCTCGTTCTTGTGCGGTGAAAAGATTATCGGCTCACCTACGGGCGCAACTGATCGCAGACTGCGAGGTCCTGCTGCGCGTTACGCTGAGATCATCAAGCCACATGGCTCACGTGATGAGTGGGTCAACGCGATGCGCATGCTGAACAATCCCGGCACAGCACCGATGCGCGCGGCTGTGATGCTGGGTACAGCAGGGGTCTTGGGTAAGGTTGCAGGTAACAGCTGCTTGGTTGTGTCGATTTACTCCACAGAAACTACGACAGGTAAGTCGCTGTCGCTGATCGCTGCCAACAGTTTGGTCGGCACACCACGTGACCTGATGTTGAATAAGAACGATACGTCGAACGCGCTGTACAAAATCCGTGGCGTACTGAATAACCTGCCGTGCACCATCGACGAGTTAACCACTGCCAAAGATGAAGACATGGCTGACTTGGCTTATGACCTGAGCCAAGGCCGTGAGAAGATCGCTATGAACAAAGAGCGGGAGTTGCGTGAGCCGGTGAAGTGGGATGGGCCTACGCTGATCACGACCAACTTTTCGCTGCACCAGAAGTTCGAGAACGTGCAGACCAGCAACGACCCGCTGAAGGCTAGGACACTGGAGCTACATCACCACGACCGGTCATTCATCAAGCCTGACGAGACGGGCGGCAACAACGGCAACCGGTTCTTTGACATGGTGGCTAAGAACAATGGCTGGGCAATGCCTGAGCTAGTCTCCGCAGTGATCGACTTGGGTGGGCCTGAAGCTGTGTGGGCTAAGGGCGAAGCGGCGTTCATGAAGAAGTTCAACTTCGTCTTCGAGCCGCAAGAACGATTCTTCCGCTCAAGCATCATCAGCGCATGGACAATGAGCAAGATTGCCGAGCGGCTGGGGCTGTTCCCGTTCGACATAGAGGGTACTACCAAGTATCTTCTCGACCACGTGTTGAAGGTGCGCAAGGAAATGATCGACGCTAAGCCGGATGTGTTCGATACCATCGGCCAGTACTTGCAGGAGCACAATGACCGGCTGATCGAGGTCACAGAAATCTACGGCTCAGGTAAGGAACAGGTGCAGATTCCTGCCCCAGAACGCGCTGTGGCGCGCCTGAAGGTGGTCTACGACAGCACCACACCAGTCATGCCCGGAAGCGTCCTAGCGATCAATCTGACTCTGTTTAAGCAGTGGCTGAACAAGACACGGGACAGCATCGACCGCGTAGTACGGGAGCTACATGATAACAACGCGTTGATCTCTGCGCGGGACCGAGTTACTATGTTCAAGGGGTGCCATAACAGAAACCCCGGGCAAGCCCATTGCCTAATTATTAACGTGAATCACCCACGGTTCGTAGACGCGATTACCAGCACCACGGCACGGCAGCAAAGCCCTGTTACGTTGGCGGTATTGCAAGGCTCAGCGAGCTAGGAGATCGACATGGCACGGAACTATAAGACTGAGTACCAGAATTATCAGGGTACTGAGGAACAGAAGAAGAATCGGGCGAAGCGCAACGCAGCGCGTCGCGAGATGGAACGTAAGGGCGTGGTGTCAAAGGGAGACGGCAAAGACGTTGACCACAAGCGCCCCATCGTCAAAGGTGGAGGTAACGGAAACGGGAACCTACGTGCAGTACCCGCCTCCGCCAATCGCTCATTCCCAAGAAACAAACGAGCCGGAATGAAGTAATTACTTCTTCGGCTTAGCCGAAGATTTCACAGCTTTGCCTTTCGAATGGGCAACCATCTTCTTGGCAGCAGCTTGTGAAATCTTCATCTTCTTGGCGAAAGCTGGATCGTGTGCAGCAGCCCGCATAGTGCGGGCTTGCTTTTCTGATGTGAACGGCATTACTTCTTACCTTTCTTCATCATCATTTTTTCCTTGGCTTCCATAGCCTTGGACTCTTTCTTCTCGTGCTTCATCATGGCGGTCTTGGAAGCATACTTCTCCTTGCCACCATACTCCGAGATCATTTTGCTTTTAGTAGCTGGCTTGGACTTCTTCATTTCTTAGCCCCTTTCATCATGCACATGCCCATCTTGGCGCACTTAGTTGGATTGGGGCAACCCTTGCAAGGCTTAAAAGCTGCGGGTTTCTTGGATGAAGACTTAGTTGGGGCCATTGCTTTACCGTACATAATATCCTCCTTGGTTAACGGTACTTCGCGGTTTTTGCGGCGATCCGCTTTGGCTGCGCCACAAACTGTTTACCCTTCGCGTTACCTTGAGACTTCGCGCGGTTAGTCGCAGCTTTCTCAGAAGGGCTTAATGATTTCCATGCAGCGTCAGGTAGATAACGCTTTTTGCCTTTGGACGGGCTACCGTCTGAAGTACGCCATTTCTGTGCGGTCCATTCCTTGAGCGACTTTTGCGGGTCTTTCACGACTTATACCCCCCGCCTTTGGCTTTGTATTCCCTAGCCAGCATCTGTGCCTTCCTCGCTGACCATTCTCCGGGGTCGCCGCCTTTGCCGCCAGCCTTTATCTTCTCAAACAAATTCTTACGCATCCCGGGCTTTGTGTAAACCCCTGCGTGATTGACCTTAGATTTAGTCTTCATGTCAGCATTTCCATGCGCGCAAAGATTTATTGATACGGCTGTTCGGGTCGTTGGCCGTTTTGGCCGAGGTGAGCTTCTTCTTCATCCCTTTCATCCGGGCGCAAAAAGAATCACGACGAGGACCGCCTTCAGGCTGCGGTGCCTTTAGCCCCGGCTTGCCGGGATTAGCTGCGTTGTACGAGGCACGACCCTTAGCGTTCAGACCGCCCTTCGGGTTCTGTCCTTCCTTGCGCTGCCATGCTGGTGTCTTAGCCATAGTTATTCCTCGTCAAGTTCATCTTCAAGCTCTTCACCGCGAACCTTTGCAATCCGGCGTTCCATACGTTCTCTGAGTACTTCCAATTCCTCGTCGAGTGCGTCGTAGTCTGGGTAGCCTTTGCTGTACTCTTCCCTCTTAGCCTTGCGCATAGCGGCTTTGAAGTCCTTCTCGATGCCCTTGACTACCTTGTCCTGCACAATCATGGACTCATCGACATCGTAATCATACGCCTTAAACCCAAGCATCCGAGCAAAAACTAGGTTGCTGGGCATAGCCCCTGTGACACCAGCTTTCTCGTCTTTAATGTCGAGGGCTTTGTCTATGTTACGGCTCGACACTGCGGGAGGCATAGCCAAATCGTAGGTAAACTTGGCTGAGTTCAGTAGTTTGTCCCACTCTGAGTCGGTCGGCTTGTGAATCGCTTTGCCGGTGTATGGGTCAACACCAAACAGCAAGCCAGCGGCTGCGGTCAGATACGGACCGCCCGGAGTAACAGCTGCGGGAACCCACGACTGACCCATCAGACCATTCGGCAAACCTTTGGTCATCGACGCGAACGGCACATAGTCGCCCAGCTTGTAGTACACAGGATTCTGCGCGTCGCCGAACGGCAACCGGATAAACATGTGTGGACCCATGCCGAAGAACATCCGCTCGCGCATGTACTCAGGACCAGCTTTACGTAGCTCATCGTCATCATCCCCAGCCATAGCAGCCAGCGCGACTTCGATCAGGTAGTACGCAGCTATGACGTTGGCGATTTTCCATGGTTGGTGCAGCGCCATGCGAGCCAGAACCGGTGTGACCGCGTAGGTCCACGATATGAACGGCAAGACCGACTGACGTAGAACTTTGACCGCCTTTGAGTCGATGTCGTAGTCAAGGAACGCCTTGCGGGCAAACGTACCTGCGGCCTTTAGTTGCTCAGGAGTTGCAGTGGCGGTGCCCTCTAGGTTCTGGAGATCACCAGCTTTGGTCAAGAACGCAGCTAGACGAAACACGTTATCTTCGGCAGCGTATGTCTCGGTAGCGATGTCATCTAGCTTTTTAGCTTTACCAGCTGCTAGCTGAACTAACTTCTGTGCCTTCGACTTCTCGTAGCCAGCAAACGCAGACAAACGCTTCATCAACGATGACTCGCCATCAACGCCCATGTTCTGACCCCATGCTTCGTACAGGGCTTGCTTAACTTCAACGCTAGAGTAGTCGCCAAGCATAGCGCCTGAGTTCATGAACGCCGACATCAGGTCAAGTTCAGCTTTGCTTAATTTATTGGGTGACACTTCATACAGCGAGAACAAGCGCGCAGCTTTGCCAATTGTCATGACTGGGATGTCGTGCATCATTGCCAGCGTGACGTTAGACGCGATGTTGGTGATGTGGGTGCCGGGGTTGTAGACCGTCTTGGACTTCTTGAACCAACGCATCGTGTTGTTGAACACACGATTGTGAATCAACGGCTGACGGTCAGACATGTCCAGCAACGCGCTCCACACCGGACCCGGAATGATCTTGCCGCCGAGGTCGCCGTAAGTTGGCGTGTCAGGCAGTTGCACCCATGTACCCGTGCGGCGGTACAGACCGATAATCTCTGGCGATTTAGCCATGCCCTCAGACACACGCAGAATCTGATCTTCCCGCACCGTGCGACCAGTTGCGTCTTTAATCTCGTCGATGTCGTTGAACGCTAGAGAAGTCGCAGTCGGCTTGCCTTCTTCGTAACCATATACTGCCATGTTCTCGAACAGCTTCTTGCTGGCGTAGTTAACAGCAAGAGCAGACATGGTGTTGCGCATGGCGTTAGCAAGTTGGTCAGCCTTTTTCTCTTCAACGGCTTGCTTGGCGGTCATACTCGCCGAGAAGCGGTAGCCGCTTTTATCATTGTAGTCAGAAACCCACCACTGACGAGTAGCATCGACTTGGTAGCCCACAGGTGACTGCCGACCACGTTTCTCAAACTCACTTACCGACATAAAGCCAGAAGGCTCAGGGCCAGCTCCGGGCTTCAGACCATCTTTCTTGAAGACTTGGTAAAAACGCCCATCGAGAATAGGATCGCCTTCGTCGTTCTTAGCCATCCAGTCTTGGAAGCCTTCGAGGGTTTTCTCCGTACGATGCTTCAGACCCATAACGCTTGCGAGCTTCTGTGCGCCGAGAGTGCTACGTGCGATCTGTTCGCTGCGGGTCGCGTACAGGAGAGACTCGGAAAACTTATTGCCACGGAAGAAACTACGCTCCGAAGCTGGCAGCTCGCTTACATACGCATTGAACCACGCCAGCACATTGTCTGCTGTGCGCTTTAGGATTTCTTGGTCAGGCAAGGTAGCCAGAGCTTTCTTGTCGCCGTCCATGTAGTTCATTAGCGCCATCACTTCATGCGCTGGGCGATTTGCTACAAAGTTTGCGAGGCGGTCCAGTTGCTGATAGCCCACGCTCTTGTTAACTTTGAAGTCCTCGATCTGCTGCTTGGTGTACTCCCCAGCACTGAACGTCGAGTTAATGTAGATCAGGAAACGCTCAGCCGCAGGGAAGTCCTTGCGGATCATGTCTGCAAGTTTCGATGTGCCTTTGGAAATACGCTCAGCGACGTTCTTATCCCAGCCAATTGCGTCAAACGCGAACCGAGTGCTGAGCGCAGCAGGGGCGATGCGGGTTGTGTAACCACGATAATCTGAGGCTGTGATGCCAGCAGCTTTCTCAGTGCCCTTGTTGCTAGACACAGCAGCTTCGAGGATGTTGCCGCTATCAGTTGAGAACGTACCCTTGTTGAACTGCGACTTGAGCTGGTTCGGCTGATAGACTCCCAGATTCTTGCGACCGCCTTCTTTAACGTAGAACGAGTCAAACCCGAGCGACTTGATGGCGCTCTGCACATCATCCAGCTCAATGCGGTCCCACAGTCCTTCGGACAGGTCTTGCAGCAGGTTAGCGTCGATGCGCTTATCGCCACGGATTTCTTTTACCCGCTCAACAACACGCTGAACATGCTCTGGGCTTTGGTAGTCGAACGGGTTCTCCGCACGGACGTACACAGGGATGATGTTGGCGCGAGACGGCAGATTGTCTTTAGCCGCCTTGAATATTGCCATTTGAGTTTCGACAGGGAAATCGCGGATGTTGTCGATCTCTGCTGTGTATACGTCTGACTTCAAGTCGTTAATCATGCGGCGGAACTTTAACCGCTGTGTGAACGACAGACCTTCTTCTTTTTCCAACGCAGCCAGCGCTACCTTGCGGGTATTCGCCATGCCTTGCGCGTCCAAGAACTCTGCTGGGCGCTGCGCCATAAACGACTCAGACGAGCCGGTAAACCGACGTGCGAACTCAGGATCATCAGTGACAAAGATAGCGCCAGCTTGCTGCGCTTTGAATTCGAAGATGTCCGCAGCCGTGCCGTGGTACATGACTCTTGGCTTACCTGCTGCGTTAACAATCTTGGAACCACCGAACCATTTCTTAAACGCAGTCGTTGCAATGTCGAGCATCGACCCGTCTAGCTTGTCGGGCATCTGCTGATCGGTAGTCGCTGCCTTGTTAAGCAAGGCGATTGTGTCTTCGAGAACATCGTTAGCGACTGTGTTACGTACGCCCAGCAAGCTCTGCGCGAGAGATACGATGCGGTTCCATACATCTTCAATAGCGTTGCGCCATGTGCGGGCTTCTGCGTTCGGAGCGCTTGGTATTTGCTTCAACAGCGACTTGAAGTCTGCCAGCGTGTTGCCGTAAGAGATCAGTTCCAGCACCGCGTCTAGCTTGGCGGTTTCCTTGCCCTTACCCTTGCGACTCAAAATATCTCTGAGTACACCGATGACTTCACCAGCTTTGGCTTTCTGCGACTCGGTGAGGTTGGTCTTATTCAGATCAACCTTCATCACCTTATCGAGCGATGCCATCAAGCGCTGTACTTCTGGCGCTTTCGGGTTGGAGTAGACCAACCATTGCAGACCAGCGTGTAGCGACTCGTGCAGCGTCTCTTCTGCGGAAGCGTTTCTGTGGATGCGTACGGTGTCTGTCTGCGGATCGTAGGACGGGTTAGTTACCTTGTCATCGTCGGCAATCCACTCGATCTTTGGCTGCCGCGAACGGCGGCGCAGCGCGTAGACCAGCGCGGTAGCGATTGTGTTGGTGTAGGTAGGGCGGTTGTATGCTCTAAAGTAATTAAGAACACCTTGCAATCCCTTACCTTGTTCGACTCGGGCTTTATATTTCTCAAACGCTTCGTCTTGCCGCGCCTTAAACTCTTCATCAGTTTCTTTGGGCTGCTTTACTCTAACGGGTTTGAACGACTTAGACGCTTTCCCTTTTGCAGCTTCTACAAGCGGAGGCTGCGCTTTTGCGCCTTCAGTAGCTTCGTATGACGGCCTAGTTTTTTCAGGCGACACCACATCGACTGCTTCTGCAACATCCAACTCACCATCTTTGTACGAGCGCCATGCGCGGGAGATCAACGAATCGACAATGATGTCGTATTCTTTTTGCGCTACTTTTGACTCTGGGTTTTTCTTCAGCGCAGCAGCCGCATCACGAAACCGTTTAACGTCAACCGTCTTCTGCTCGCGTCTTTGTACGCGGGCTTTTAGCACTGCAACCAGCGCTTCGGCGTTCATCTCACTACCAGCAACACCTACTAATTCATCGATAGCGTTGCGTAGTTGCTGCCGTAGCTTAATAATGTTTTGGGTGATTTTCGCTGCTTCAGCTTCTGCTGCGGCTACCGTAGGTGCTCCGGGCTTGGCGTTAATACGTTCGTCTTTGCCAGTAGCAAGCGCGTTGTCTTGCGCAGAAGATAGATCGCGGGATGCAAACAGCACACGTTGCGCTGCGTTGTACATCTGGCGCATAGTGCCAGTGTATCTTGCGGTTAGTTGTGGGTCAGCTTGAGCGCCTTGATCCGCGTAGACGATTGTTGATGGGTTATCTTTCGGGCTGCGCAGCATTTGCACCATGCCTTTGTACACGCCCTGTGGCAAAGTTATCGTGCCAGCAGCTTTGCCTTTTTCGCTAGCAACTTTAGCTTCTAATTTGCTAAGAATATCGGCGACCTCTGCGGACACATCGTCTGGGATAGGTGTGCTTTTTGCAATAGCAGCCGCAGCCTTAATCTCATCGCCACGTGTGACCTTGACTTCAGTGGGCGGTGTGACAGGCGCTGCGGCTTTCGGCTTGCGTCCACGTTTTGCAGGTGTAGGCGCGGGGGGTGTAAAAGACCCCGGTGCGGGTGTCGCACTCGGGGAAACGCTCGGGGGAGCGCCAGCGGGAGCTTGTGGTTCAGCGATACGATAAACGCCAGATTCGTCAACAGTCATGCCCGGGATACCTTCAACCGGACGCTGTGTAGTTACTCGTTGTGCAGGACCAGCAGGAGCGCCAAGGCCACGGGGTATTTCTCTACCCATCGGCGCAGTGGTGTCTTGGGGGGCCATGGTGTATATGCCCGCGCCGGTTTGATAAATGCCGGGGGCGACTTGCTGACCAGTCTCTACCTGCTGCAACGGGGCAGGTTGTACCTTGTTCTCGCCAGTCAGCAGGTCTTTCTCTATTTCTTTATTGGTGAACTTCTGGTCGTACAACGAGTTCAGATATTCGTTAAACCGTTGTGTGGCTTGTTGTTCACCGAGTTCACCGATCTCAATACGGCGGATGAAGTCAGCAGCGGCGATCTTCGACTCAACTGGTGCGTCGGGAGAGCTAATAATCTGTAGCGCCTGTTTTGCTTCTGGCATGGTGTAGGTATCACCCGGACGGCGCAAGCCAAACCCGCCGCCCATAGCTGCACCAGAAGCAGCGCCTATAACAGCTTCACCACCAACACCCGTCATCAAGTCTTGGCCGGTGCCAAGGTTAACCGCCATGCGCTCGATAGCTGACTGTGGAGCTTCTTCCAGCAGACCTTCGCCGACGATACCGCGCGACACGCGACTTACTGTGCCGATGTCTGGGGTAAGCAAATCTGCTGATTCTCCCCGCGCTAGTCGAGCGGAGATCATAGTGTCAATGTCGCTACGGCCCATCAAGCGGCCACCGAAGTAACCAAACGCTGCACCAGCAGCGCCAGCGGGCAGCGCGTATAGCCTGTCCATGTAATTGGGGGACTTCTGCGCTATGTTACCAGCGACACTACCGGCGATCACAGAACCTTCGCCAAACGCAGCCGCTGCTACTGGGCTCATTGTTAATCCAACACCCCGCGCGCCGAGCTGCATACCACGGCCAACAGCGCCACCGGCGAACATTGATGGAATAGAGCCAACCGCAGTGGGCACAATCTGGTACGGGTTTTCGTACAAGTACCCAGCAGCTTCTTTTACCTGTCCGAACAACGATTGATCTTCGCTAGCTTTGAGCCGAGCGGACATTTCTCGCTGTCTTTTAAGCTGCTGCTCAGACAGCCACGCGTTCTCAATAGATTGAGACAAACTACCTAAAAGTTCAGTAGCAGGAATGGTGTATTCATCCATCCCCGGTACGAGTGTGCCAAGACCAGTAATCGCAGCGCCAGCTTGCGGGATACCAGCAAGTACTTTGACACCAAGATCACCAGCGCCGCGTACAAACCCCGGACCTTTTTGTTCAGGTGGTGGGGCAGGTTCTTCCGCGTAAATATCAGCAAGTCCTTTTCGCTTAGGACTAAGCCAAGGCGCACGATTTAACCGGATAGGCCCTGAAGTTCCTGTAGGCGCGCCTACAGCTTCTCGCGCGCGATTAACTTCTACTTGCCCAGCAGCACGTTGCCCGGGCGTATCGGTGGCTGCGTAATAAACTTGCTCATCTTCTAGAACACGTAAGCGTTCTTGGTCACGCGCTAACTGCGCATCCGGGCTAACCCGCAAATCCTCAAGCTCATCATTCCTTAGTGGCTTAATCCAAGGCGCGCGGGATAGTCGGATAGGTTCCATTTATACGCTCACTTCTTATTTTTATCTTCGTCAACTGTTGGCAGCTTTTCTCCCGGCCTAGTAATAGGGCCGCTTATTGTTTTGCCGCCACGGCTACGCTTGTACTCAAGTATTTCCCAATCTTCTTCCTTAGAGCCGTCGCCTTTCTTCAGGCGAACCTGCATGTCTTCGCCGGTTTTTGGATTAGGAACGATATAAGTCTGCCCAACTTTAGGTTTAGGCTCAGTACCGCCACCGCCGCCGCGCGATAAACCACCTCTTCCAGTTAGTCGGTTGTTAATCTCGGCGATTTCAACGTCTAGGGCATCTACTTGTCCAGCTAAGGCTTGTCTTACTTTCTTCGCCCTGTCCTTTTCTTCCTTGGTGCCCATACCGTTAATGATTTCATCTTGATCAGCTATTTGCCGAAGAATACTGTTGCGCTGCCCAGTTAGCGCGGTGCTAACCCTAGCAGCGTCTGACACAGAGTAGTCACGTTCCGGACGCACACCGCCGCCAGCTGCTTTGAATCTACGAAACGCGCCTAATCCTTCATTAGCTTCAATCTGTGATTGCTTGTACTGCATATCAAGCGCCCATCCAGCATAGTTAACTGGGTCTGTGGCGCGCTTAGCTAAATCTCCAAAAGCCTCTGATTCGCTGTTAAAAGTCTGGCTGCTTAAAACTTTACTAGGGTCGGCAGCGGAAACCATTTTGATTGTTACTTTGCCGTCCTTATCAACGGACTTAACTATATTAGTGCTTGGGTCAAAACGGTCGTCATTATTGAACACGTCTATCAAGGCCGGAAGACTACCCTTGGTTCTATCTATAGCCCGAATAACTTCGTTCTTCATTAACGTCATGTTATTTTGGTCTACACCAACCACATTAGCAATAAACTTACTAAGTGTTGCTTCTGAAGGCTTTACCGTCTTTCTGACATGATCGACGATTTGGGCTGGGCTAGCGTTAGGATTTTCAGCTTGAAATTTAGACGCTGCGGTAGATATGTTTTCAAAGTCTGCTGCCTCTTTCTCGGTACGCGCCGCTGCCTTTATACCGAACTGAGTTAGTTGTTTATTAAGGTCAAAGGTTTCTTGCGCACGATCTTCAGCACGTGCCATCGAGCGGAACTTCTCGCCTTCAATCGGGTCGTACTCAGATAAGATTTGCGCGTAGCGGTTCATCAGCCCAGAGCGTTGCTGGGCTTCGGTCGGCATCTCTGCGTAGGTCTTACCGAGATACTCTGCTGCACCGGGGGTAACAGTGCTTTCCGAACCGGGGACAACGCCAACTGGGAACCTAGCTGGGCGAAGCATTTCTTCTTCACGAGCGGCAATAGCGTCAGACTGAAGTCTCCGCATATCCGACTGGGGGCCAGTGTACCCACCTTCGCCAATATAGTTGAGGCGCTCTGCGTTACTAATATATGGGTAATTTAGTACATCTCTTGGATCAGACGTATCAGGGCCTATTGTGTTAAAGCCGCCGCCTTCAGTGGGGGTGAGCCCGCGTACAGTAGCGCCTTCTGGACCGCGAGTTACAGAATAATAAGGACGCCCTTGTTGATCACGAGCTGCTTCTGCTGCCAACAACTGTGCTTCGTCTTCAGCGCTCAAACCCCTTCTGCGGCGAGTGTAAGTTGTAGACCCCGGCTCAATGGTGTACTCATACTCTCCGGGCTGTTCAACTGTTCCGGCTTCGCGGCGCATCTGTTCGCCTTGCTCCATCGTGTACTTCTGGAAAGGCTTTTCTTTCTGCGCTTCTTGAAACTGTTCGCGCATACGACGTTTGCGCAATGCCTCGCCAAGAGAAAGACCTACGTTAAAGCCCTGTGCTAGTCCGATCCCAAAATTAGCCATGATTAGACCTTTACCATGCGGATGCCGAGGGCACCATAATTAACCATCTTGTACCCGTTTCTGTGTGTCATTACAGCATCTGGGTAATCTTTCTCAACTTCTTGCGCCATTACACCCTGCCAACGAGTATCTGGGTCATCTTTATAGTTGAAGTGGTACAGGTTTAGACCAGTGCGGGGATCGACACCGACTTTCTCGATATTGTCTTTTAGGCGGACATCAGAAATACCGGCGAAGCCACCACTTGCCCAGCCGCCAAGCCCCGCGCCGATGATCGAGCCGAATGGATCAGGTTTAGCCAAGTCAGCTGCGTAAATCTGGCCCTGAGTATTAACAATCTGTCCAAGACCGCTTTGTAGGAAGTTACGACCAGCGCCGATAGTCTGCGCGCCTTGTCCAAAGCCTTGCATGAATTGGTTGCCCGGAGCCATGTAGTTAGCCCCAGCAGCACTACCAGCAGCTGTTGCGCCACCATAAGCGGCGGCAGATGCTCCGGGTAGACCACGCCCAAGACCTGTTACGTCGAGCTTGCGGGCAAAGCCCATCTGCTGAGCCTGTTGTCTGGTGCCTGTCATCGCGGCAGCGCGCTGCGCGGCCAGAGCGTTCTGCCCTTGTTGCTGCATACCGGCAAAGCGGCCAGAGTTAGGATTGATGCCCATAGCGGCTGATGCGCGCTGGGTGGCTGCTTGAGTCAGACCGAAAGCTCGTCCTGCGTCAGCAGCGGCTTGCTGGGCTAATTGGTTGCGGTATTCCTCGGTGTCGAACTTTTGCGCCTCCGCGACAAGCCCTCGTTCAACTGGCCTGAATGTCTCCGTTTGGTATCGGTAATAATCCCTCGCTTGCTGCATCTGATCTTCTTGTGCGGCGCGCTGTTGGTCAGCAATTTGCCGTAGAAGCGGAGACATTTCAGCGTACTGTTGGCGAGCAAAGCCCAGTTGTTCCCGGCCAAGTCCTGCCATAATCCTTGCGGATTCTTCACTGGCATTTGCAAGCGGGGCGTAGTCTGGTGCGGGGGCGGATGATTTACCCATTTCCTATCCTTTCGGTAGCCATCTGCACTTTTCAGCCCAGAGGACTAAGAACATCATGTCCGCGTTGTCGGCGGCGTCTTTCATTACAAATTCTTCTTCGAACCCGAGCTTCTTCTGAAACGCTACTACTCGTGGTCGATTAGTTGGTGCGGTGCCGGTCAGTCGTTTTAGCCCTAGTTGCCTGAACGAATAATCTGCCACTATCCTAAACAGCTTATAGACCGCCTTCGATGGCTTGGCGATTGCGATGTGGCAATAAGCGTTCGAGCTATTGATATTGTGGATTACAACTCCTGCAACAATCTCCCCTTCCGACTCCACTCCAAATGCGTTAAACCCTTCCCACGGTACCGTCTGTCCGACCTGTTGACCCACCCAGTAAGCCACCCGATTTCGGTCGTAAAGTACTAATTTTGCCATTGCGTTGTATATATCACACGGGTATGCCTGTGTAAAGATTAGCCGCTGAGGTAAATACAAGCAATTTGCTTGACCTCCGTGGGGCTGGAAAACGTCACAGATTCCCGGGCTTTTGCCACCGTGATCACACGGACAATATCGTCTGCTTGCTTCATCCCTTTGCCGGGGATTGAAGACGTGACAATTAAGTCGCCAGCTTGAATATCTCCACCCTCGCCACAGACATTGATCTGCCCTTCGCCCAACGCGTTGACCGCCATAATATTATAAACTTGGCAATCAGGTTCGTAGTACGGCTGCATAACCTGCACGTAGGATTTAGACTCCGGGTCTTCCTCGAAGCCTTTGACGTAGGCTGCTGGATGTATTTCAGATAATGAACGGGGCATGGCGCAGACTACGCCTAGCGCGGCTTTTTGGTTTGGCAAAGAGCTTGGCTTTACCAGAGTAATAGCGGATGAGATGCCGTTGCGGCGGACAACCTGTGTATCTATAACGATATCGCCAATCGTGAAAGTATCAGCAAGTTCGGTTAGCGCATCGTGGGTGCCGGTGAATGGACCGTAGTTAGTGCCGCCGCCATCCGCATAAAAGTCATAGCCGTTTGCTGCACCGACAAGACCAGCCGTACCAGAGCCACCAGTGTTTAAGCCGCGAACACCATGGTTGGAACCGCCTGTATTGGATGCTTCGCCACGAACACACTCAGCACGAGCGGATATTCCATGAACGCCATAGTTAGTCGTGCTACTTGAGTGAGTTCCTAGTCCATAAACACCAACGCCACCAGAGCCGCTGGCTAGGCCATAAACCGCATCACCAGTAGTTACTTCGCCGTATACACCAGCAGCGCCTGTGTTCACGCCCCACACAGCAGGGCCAGATAAAGTTGTGCTGGTGACTTTTAGAATAGAACCAAGCCCTGAACCGCCAGCTTGTAGAGTTACGGTGCCAGAAGAATAAACTTTTAGTGTGTTATCGGAAGACGCAAGTTCTACCCGTGTTGAGCCGGAAGACGTTCGTATTGTGCCACCAGTGATCGTGCCGCCAACAACTTCTAGCGCAGAGCCGTTCCACGTCAGGCTTGCAGAAGAACTACCAATTGAGAACTTGTAGGTTGTGCTGTCGTAGCCTAGAAAGAAACCCGTGCCGGTGTTATACCCAGTCTGACCGCCTTTGATATGCGCAGAAGAGTTAAGTGTCAGCGCGCCGCTTACCGTCAAAGCACCTGTGTTTACAGATAAAGCGCTAAGAGTAGCCGCAGTAATCTGACTAGCTTCAATGGTACCTGCGTAAATCACTCCAGCGCCAAGAGTGCCGGTTGTAATCTTGTCAGCAGTCAGGCTGCCAACTTGCGCGCTATTAATTGTTGCGTTGACAATCGATGCCCCGTCGATGTACACACCCGGGGGCAATGTGTTGCCGTTTGCGGTAAATGAGCTGGTAAGCACAGCCAGCGGCACCGTGCTTGTGATTTGCCAAGTAACCGAACCGTCAGTAACTAGCGTACCTATAGCACCAGAAATAGAAGGAGCGGAGCCACCAGTAGTGCCAGCTATCTTGCAGACAAGCATCTTGTTTGTCGTGCCACTAATACGTACCGCCGCGTTTGCGGTGTAAGCAGTAGAACTGGCCCATAACGGCACCGAAGTAACTGGCGTTGTAACAGCAAAGCGGTCTACGTTTACAAAAAAGTCAGAAACCGCGACACCGCCATCAGCCAGTACAGACATCAACCCAAAGCCAGATAGATAGCCTGAGTTATTCATTTTGACCATGTACAAATTACCAATGTTGGTAATCTCGGTCGTGTTGTCATCGATCTGAGCGTTTAATGCAGCGCTTAGTTCTGAGCTTGTTATAGAGTCTGTGAGTACTTCTAGCAAATAAGCTGGGTCATTGCCTGTCGTTCCAACCACACCAATAGTAGCGTTGTACTGCCCAATGTTGCCTAACTGATTTACGAACCGAATCCAGTAATACTTAGTAGCCGCAGCGCCGACGTTATCTACGTAAATAACACCGGGGGCTTGCCCGATCATTACCGCAGTGGACAGATCATTAGTGCCGGAACTCCATATCTCGGTGTAGGCATGTCCTTTGTAGCGGATTGGGTCCCACGTAAGAATAATGTTCGCCAGAGCCCCGCTCGCTGCCAACCCAGTAGGTGCAGGAGGAAGCTCAACTGTTGTGACATCAATAGGTGTAGTGATTATGCCGTTTGGCGTAGACCCAGCGATGCCACCACGCACGAGCTCTCGCGCAGTAACGTATCTGTCTAAGCCACTGGTCGTAAGAATCTCGCGCACACGGTCTAAGAACGCCCGCAGGTCTGGTGGGATTGGCGACGATACGCTAGGTAACTTAGACACCAGCTAACTCCTCGACCGACTGCGCGACAGCTACGGAGAATACTTCGTAGGCACCTTCGATTTGCATTTCAAAGTCACGCCCTTCTTTTACTGGTAAGCGGAACGCGTCTCTTGAAGCAACAGTCTGGGTATGGAATAAAGTTCCGTCCATGTAGAACTTCAACGTCATGGGGTACGACTCTGCTTCAAGCGTTGCGCAGCTAAACCCAGCGACCTGTGGGAGTGTGAATTTCTTAGAGCGCCACGTGTAAGACTTAGCAGAACCACCTAGCCATTTTTTGAGCGCGCGGTCACTGAAGCCGACGTATAGTTGGTCGCGCTGTAAATCCGTGTAACCGCAAGTAGCGTAAATGTCATGAAGAATAAGCTGCCCAGAAGTAAGATCATAAATAAAACCACCTGAAGAAGTACCATTATCGTAGAAGGCCACATATTTCAAATCTTGCATGTACGCGTGGATCGAAGTCGGCACAAAGTAGGCTTGCCACTGCGCGCGTGTGAAGTAATTCTCGGTAACGATCTTAGACCCGCTTGGGGTTAATAAGACTAGCCCATCAGGGCTGGCGTACATCACAACCCCGTTGGCGCTAACGATGCTGCGCTTGGATGAGCATGACTGTTCAAGGTCAGACTTAACCAGCACCATGGTGTCAGGTGACGTGCCCTGCAAGAAGTACGGGGTGCCGGTTGTCAACACAGCGAGGGTCGTGTCCATACGCCCAAGCCCGACAACTGGGTAGTCCACCGTCTGTACATACTGTTCAGGCCAAGCGTGGGGGTGGTACGGATCACATAGGTAAACGTCTCGCCCAACAAACCCAGCCATAATGCCGTTCGGAAGGTTAATCAACCCTTTTAGGTTTGCGGGAGGCGGAGTCCATGTAGCCGACGGTAGTTCTTCAGACAACTCATCTGGGTCTTTCGAGTCAGTGTAGTTTTTGGTTGCGAGGTCTAACTCTTCGACGAACAGATACACGCCGCTTACTGTGCGGTAAATACGCTTATGTGTGACGATATACCCTGATGTTGGGGTGCCGAAGCCGCTAAGCGTAACCGTCTGGCCGTCATGCACGTCAACGATCTCCGATGCAGGGGACGGCGCGGACTCAAACTCAAAGCCAGACTCTTTGTTTACCCACGTATAAACATAGACCCGCGATTCTGTCAGGCTAGGCGCAGCAATTGATCCAGTGCCAGACACTTCGGCGTAGGTGGCTTGTGTAGAGAAAGTGCCTTCGCGCAAATGAAGCGTGGCTGTAGTACCAGTTGCAACAGAAGTAACTACAGCAATTGGGGACACCGCCCCGTACAACACCACATTTGCAGAAGGGCCTACAAGGCCGTAAATATTTGAAGCCGTAGACGGGTTGTAAACAAACTTGCGTTCTTCACCATCGTTAGTCACAGTCGAAAGATACGAATCTTCTAGCGCGTCAATATTAGTCTGCGTGAGAATGACCCTAGCAGGTGCGGCAGAGTCTGAGTTAACGATGGTCTGTTTAGATGATTCAATGACGGCACCGCCAGCAGTAAGGTAGCGGGCGTAGCTGATCGCATCATTGTTACCTGTGCCCTTTGCTAGCGGCTCACATACCAACACACTGCCGTAAGCAGCGGCGGTAAAAATTCTGTTCCCGCCGGAAGATGGTATAAACCCAGTAGAGCTAGCGCTGTAAACAGGACTTACGCCGCCGGGGTCTGGGTTAGTTGTGTACCGAGAGTAAGAGAACGTAGACACTGCCCCACGCATTGCAGAGATAACAACTGTGTTGCCGACCGCGCCGATGTAGATTGCGTCCTGCCCTGCCACCTGATCAACTTCTGCTTGCATAGCCGCAGCCAACGTAGCAGCAGTGTACGTGTTGGTAGTGCCGACTAGCCGCATAATTACAGTAGGCGACCCACTGATTGTCATGGACACATCCATGTAGTGCCCAGTTCGTACATTCGCTACTTCAGAAGCAGGTAATGAGATATAGCCGTAATACAACGCGCCAACAATGTCAGCAACAGCTAGTCCTTCTTTATTAACTATAAAGGACGCTAAATCCCCACCAATATAAGTCTCGTTTGTACGAATCGAAATGTCTACTTTGTTGCCTACATCGTAAGAATTTATTTCTTGGTCAAGTACAAACAATGTAGCAACTGTATTGGCTTTGCCGTACTTCAACGTACTATCATACCCAGCGTAAGTAAATGCGCTGTCTTTATTAACTTCGCTACCCGTGCGGATGCGGATACGCAACTTAGCCGTCTCACCAGTAGCAGTGGTCTTAACTAGAACTTCTCCAGCGACAACAGTCGCAGTCAACGTGGCAACAGCATCTAGCGCGTTTGCAATGTCTTGCGCGGTAACAGCAGTACTAGGAGGAGGTGGAGGAGAAGCAGCGGTAACAGGTACGTTCGTATAAGTAGTCCCGTCGTCTAAGCTGTAATCAACGCCGTACGTAGACGAAGTAGCCTCGACGTTCTGCGCAGAGATATAAACCTCAGCAGGGTTTGTCTCAGGCTCATAAGGACCTAGCGATGTAGATACAACAGTAGTAGGCGCTGGAAGACCAAGCGGGCGAGAAACCGCAGGGTAGTTTGACGACGATAGAGCAAGTGTGTTGTAAGTCGCTTTCGGCGCGCCGTCGCCGGTGTAGAACGTCCACTCCGATTCATCACCAGCAATCTGGCTACGGCATACGTCAACATCAGTCCCCCAGTTGAACCAGTACTGAGTTTCAGAGTCAATATCTTGGCCGTAGCGGTAAATTGTCTGCGGCACTGTCTGTTTTGATAACGTCAGTAAAGACGCACTCACATCGGCTAGCGGCTGGATCGACCCAGAGAACACAGGGCAGTTAATAGCCACTTGCGCTTGCGGGTCTTGCAAATATCGCGATGGAGTCTTCGGTGAGATTCCTGCGAAAGATTTGATAACAAGTGCTGCCATGGGGTGTCCTACTTTTTCAAGAGTTCGGCTCGTACTGTTTCGTACTGAGCCGTACAAAGTTCTAAGGCTTTGGCGAGCTTGGCTGCGTCGGCACTGTACCCTGCAAGAAACTCTCCATCTCGCCTTGCCAGTTCCGCGCCGGACGCTCCACTACAAGTGGGGGTGGTACCGGACACGGCACCTTTGTCACTGGGGCGCTCGGGACGGTCGCGCAAGCTGTTAACAAGAGCGGAGTTCCTAGCAGAAATATCGCGTATCTCACGTTCCTTCTCCTTGCGGATATTTTCCGCAGCTAGTTGCATATTTTGCTCTTTTTCCCGAACAAGTTCTATCTCTTTCGCGCGCTCTTCTGCGAGCTGACGCATCTGGTTATCCCACTTCTGCTGAACCTCGGCGCGGCCACTTTCTGCACCAGCGAAGAAGCTGGCTCCAGCGGCTGCGCCTATCGCAAGGACTGCGCCGAGTATCAGCCAAGGATTCATTTGGGAGGCACCTTCGTTCCATCCAACTTCTTGTGAACCTTAACCTCGCGGCAAACCTGCACCTCTTTGCCCTTGCGGTCTTTCTCAGCGTGGCAGACTTTCTTAGTCTCCCCAGCGTGAATCTGGAAGGCCAAGAACATACTTAGCAGAACGGTTACTGCCATCCGTACGTAAAGTAGCATCATGATATCTCCGGGTGAGGTGGTTGTAAGGGGGCTGGTTTACCGCCATAGCCTGTGGCGACAGCAGGTGAACTAATGGGGTCAATCGTTGGCTCCATACGGGCTATGGGTGCTTGTGGTGCCGCAGGTGTCTTGGGTGGCGGTGGGGTCGGCTTATCCTCACGTTCCGCAGCGGTAGACAATCCGGGCGGAGTGAACATCGGCAAAGCGTCCTTACCCTTCACAGCTAAGAGCGTCGCCAAAGAGCCAAGAATATATTTGGACATGTCACTCAAGATCAGGAAGAACTGCTTGTCCGCAGGGGCCATGCCCGTCATCGGTTGCGTCACCCAGACCACTGAGTAGAGCGAGATTCCCACCATCATCACGACCGTGAAGCAGAACGTAACGGCGATGCAGAACTTAATTACCGCATCGTGCTGTTCTTGGCTCAGAGCAAGAAACTGACTGATCAATTTTAGGGGGTTCATTGTCTACCTTTGCATCTTCAGGTTTAACAAGTTGGTCAGGGCAGGTACCAGTGCTAGTGCAGTATGGGCGCTTACATTCCTTCTTTTCCCAATTGTCTGGATTCTGGCAAGGGTACCTGTACTGATCGCATCCACTAAGCCAAGCGAGTATCAGAACCAAACATATTGAGTGCCATCGCATAGTGATGCTCCCTATCTTCTAAGCCAATGTAGCCGCCGTTAATCTTGTACGTCATCGTCTTGATGTCGCCAGCGTCAGCAAGTTTGTTCAAGCCCTTAGTCTCCCAGTACCAACAGGCGCTCTGGGCCGCTCCCTCGAATGTCTGCAAATATTCCGAGGCTTGGTCTGTCGTGATATCTAAAGAAGCAGCAAACCAAAAATAGTTGTCCTTGCCCGTGAGTTGGATCAGACCCCTTCCCTTGTATTTGGCTCCGTCCCCCGACATTTCATCACCGTTACCCATGCGGTTGGCGTAGACACGGTTGGCTATCTTGTCTGGTTGTTTAGCGTATGCCTGTGCTTCTTCGGGGGTCTTAAAGTATTTGCCGAAAGTCTTTAGCAGACCTGACGCGCTGTAGTTCAGGTTCTCAGTTAAGAAGACGAAGCCACCTGACTCGTGCGAACACTGTGCTAAGAATGCCGCCACGCGTTTAGGGGTATTGATCTGATATTCGTCGAGGAGGGATTTACCACCCAATTCGGTCTGGGGGCCAAACAGGGTGTCGTACCATTGCTGAGCGTACTTGGTATGGGGAGCGAACTTCTTAAATTGTGCGAGGGTGATCATTGTCCGTACATCCTCTCAATCTGTATTTCCTTGCGCAGTTCCCGCATCTTTCTGACTTCGTGTATTGCCGCTTGGGTAGCGTAGTACATGTCGTAGTACATAAACGCTAAGATGGGCATGACAATAAAGAACATTAAGATCACAGCCAGCACTACCGTGATCAAAGACCAAGGGACATCCTCTGCGTCGCGCTTTTTGTCGTCAGCCATAGGAGTCCCACTGCCCACGCTACTACGAAAACCACTGCCGAAACCCACACTACCTTGGCTCTTATTTCCGCTATTCTTCTTTTGCGTCGCCATCTTGCTATCTGAGCCAGTCTAAGTTCTTCTGCGTGGGCTTCCTCTTGCTCGGCAACGATGCGTTGCCACATCTCCTCAAATTTGCTCCACAACGACCCCAACTCCGGCGGGGCTTTATACACCATCGTCTCTCTAATTTCAGCCAGCATAGAGTCCAACCTCGACGTGATCAATATTCGTTTCAGTGCCCGCCTGCCGACGCTTTCATCTCCTTTGTACACCTGCTTAGCGTCTAATTGCTCTTTCAAGAACAACTTACTAATAGCATCATAGCTATCCATCAATGTACCCAACTGATTGCCTATGTCAGTGTAGACATCGTTAGGGTCAGTCTTAGCTATCTCCTGCACCCGTTGTACTTCTGCGTGGTACTGTGCTTTCTGTACAGGCGTTGGGTCAACAATCTTGTTGTATTGCTCCTTTAAGTCTTTCAGTACATCGCCAACTTCCCCTGCTGCGCCTTTGATCTCTTTATATAGTTGGCACCCTTTCTTGACCGCAGCAACAGCAGCGTTGGCAGCAGCAAGTAGGGTTAGCGGGTCAATTTAATCCTCCTTAGGCGGCTTGGCCGTTACATCTTTCCAAATCTGATAAATCTTATGCCCGATCAAAAGCAGGGTGTAAATCAAAGTCGCCCAGACAAGAATCTCACTTACCTGAATACCCATAATAGTCGCCAGCGAAATACCAGCTGGCGGGGCTAACTTAGCAGAAGCCGTAGTTAGGGTTTCAGTCGTTTGATGTGACGAGTTCATTGCCAGACTTCCGTTTATAAAATGATAAGTTAGCGGCAAGACGCTCATCTTCTGGCTCTAGCTCTACCGCCGCCTCGCCGTATGTGACCGCCTTGTCGTACAGGTCCAGATTATATGCAGAAATCGCAGCAAAATCGAAAGGTTTCGCACCCCAAACGCTAGGGTCCATGGTGTACACCGCTTGCTTATCCTTGATAGCTAGCGCCCGCTCAGCGGCCTCCAGACACTCTTTCCATGCCTGTATGGAGTAATAGTATTCTGCTAACTCTACCCATGGCTCCCGGGTGTTGGGAGCTTCATCGGCTGCGCGCTTGCGCCACTCTAGAGAGTGATGACGAGAGCCTAGGGCGGCGTAGCTTTTGCCTAGTAAGCGCATGGCGTAGCACCGCTCGTTAGGCCAGTTGGCCTTGGGGTTGTCGAGGTACTTAAACAGCGCCACTACTGCCTCGCCCCACATGCTGTAGAAGGTCAACTCACGAGCGTAGTAAAACGCGTTACGTGGGCAGTGCGGGTCTTCAGTTACCGCCAGTTTCAGTAGGTCTAAGTACTGCCCACGACTCTTTGATGGGTCTGGCAAATGGCGCACCAGTAACTTGTCTGTGTGAGCGTAGACCTCAGTGATCCGTCCGTCTGGAACAGGATACTCATGCACTGGATGGTGCCAGTGGTAGCCGTGGCGGTGGTGGATTTTCTCGTAGAAGAATGAGATACCGCAGCCCCAGTCGAACTTGTAGCGTAGCCGCGTTGTGCCTTCCTGCCATACACGCTCGATCTCTTCACGCCATCCGGGCTCCAGCACCTCGTCCAAATCCAGTGAGATACAGACATCGTATTCCCGTGGGATCAGGGCCAAAGCAGTGTCCCGAGCACGATCAAAGCGCCAAGGTGACACACAGATATTATGAACAACAGCGTCATTTTGACGAGCCAACTCCACTGTTTCATCGGTAGACCCCGTGTCGGCAATTAACACCAAGTCAGCGTCTTTGGCCGACTCACAGAACCTCTGAACAAACTGCGCTTCGTTCTTACTGATCGCGTATACGGCTATTTTTAGTGTCATTGTTTTCGCCTTTATAGTATTGTAGTGGCAATAGGTTGTGTGCCGTTAGATAACGATACAGTGTAGGCAGAGGATGTGTAACCTAACGAGTAGTCAGTGCCCAGATTTGCTGTAGTCGGCTCTGCGATCGAGTACTGGCTGTAGGAACCACTTGTGTAAACTTCAGATATTGAAGACAACGTGTAAGTGCCTGTTTTTGACGCGTTTGACGGAACTCTACCAAAAAACATATATCGCCATGTGTTGCTGGTATTATCAGTAGATTGATGCCCAGTGAAACATAAATTTGTTTTTGCGTCTAAACAAATTCCGTGAGCATAAGAATCAGTATTTATAGGTGATCGAGCTACTGTATTAATCCACTGCCAAGATAAATTTGAGTTAAGTTTAGCAAGAATTATTTTTCCATTATTATTGTTATCAAATCCAGATACATAAACATTATCTTGACTATCTATAACAATACCACTCCCGAGCATATTAGTACCTAACGCCGCACCGTAATGTGTAACGGTGCCAGACGAATTTAGCCGCCAGATACAAAAATCGGTGTTTCCCCCGGTTCTATAGTTACCATATCCTGATATGTAAATTTCTCCAGAAGAACTACGTGCTATACCAACACCTGTAGAAAAAGCCCCACCGCCGCCCATTACATATTGCCACTGTATTGCGCCACTGGAGTCGTATTTCACATATACAACACGACGCCCACCAGCCGTAACACTAACAGCCCCTACTGCGTAAACATTACCCGAAGAATCCGCAGTGACACCGCTAAAATAAGCAGAGTTGTATGTTCCTCCTTGGAAAAGAACAAATCCTCTTTGCCATAAAAGCGTTCCAGAAGTATCATAGCTAGCAATAAACGCTCGTCTAGAAGAATCTACTGTGTCACCCACTATTACGACACCTGTTGGTGTTCGACATATATTACTTACGTAAGTATTATCACTTGTCGTTCCAAATCGTACTTGCCATATTGACGAACCAGAAGAATCTAGTTTCGCCAAATGCGCGTAGTATCTTGTACCATCATAAATTGTAGTAGTTACATAAAGGTTTCCACTTGAGTCTGCGACTATTCCAGAATTTCTGTTCGACACACATGACTTATTTTTATGCCAAAGTAAATTACCAACAGAGTCGTAAGCTATTATTTGGTTTTGGCCAGCAACTCCTGAAACGTAGACATTATTATTTATAGTAGTAACACTGTGAGCAATACCACCATACCCTCCACCAATACCAACACCACCAAAAAAATATTTAGCCATAGGATCGATAAACATTCCAAACCCTTTAGCTGCTGCGGCTCCACTTGTGCTTAGTAGTGGCATATCACACCTTTATGCAAACTTAGTTTGTGAAGCTAAAACAGTAAACGTCGCGTTTGCTGTTTTTATGATGGTGTACGAATACACATCGATACTACTCGCGTTACCTGCAGTAGGAGCGGTACCAGTTTGCCACTTAGGCGTAACAGACGAGCCATCGACTTGCACTGCGTTGTTGTAATAAGCAGTAGCTCCCTGTGTCACCATGAACACAGCCGTAACAGACTGACCGACAGACAACGCAGTGTTCAAACTAGTACCGCTCGAGGCCCTGAAGTTCACCGTCCAGTTTGCTGAAGCATTGCTGGTGTAATAGAGAACAGATTGCGTGGTGATGTCGTAGTTAATCGTACCTGTTGCCGCAGTCGCCGACACCGTTACCGTCTCCGCCGCGTCGTTGAACACGACCGCGATCTTACTAGACGACCCAATATAGGACTGTTTCCCCGTGTAACTATTATCCGCAGTCGAAGTAAGGATGTTAGTGGGGGTGAGAATATCCGTTAAGATTGTCATCGCTTACTCCGGTAAAGCCCAAGAGGTTGTTGCTTCATCCCACACGTACATCTGACCATCCGTCGGCATCGCAACAGGCGCAACCCACTGGCAAGTCTGTTCTACCAGAACCCATGACGGGAAAGGCTGTGGGGAGATAAACGCATCACGCTGTGCGTCGTAAGTAAAGCCGATACCAGCGTAGTTCTTCCTCATGTTGCCGTTGTAGCTTGTTTGAAGCCATGTTCCACCAAACAAGTTACGGCAGAATTCGGCACCTTTGGCCTCACTCTCTCGCCCGTTTTCGTCGAGTAGTTCATTGTTATGCACGACAATAACGCGCATCACCGTGTTGTTTAATCCAATCTCAGCAAAATGCGCCATATATCACCCTTAAAACGTGATCGACCCAGAACCTGTAAATCTATAAATTTTTTTACCTCCAGCAGTAGTTATCGTAGGAGAACCTGTTACCGCCGCAGGTGTATAAGTATCAACAAAACTTAAAAAGACAACGCCCGACCCACCAGTACCCGGGATAGAACTAGAATTGCCGT